GACGAAAAAATATTTATCCTTTCTCTTGTCGTACGTCTCAGGTTTTGCCTTACTATAAGGACTCCTGTTAAAATCATAAGTCTTTGATTTGAAGTGGTTCCTCATTGCGAGGTACATGCGATATGCTTCTAATCCCTTCACAGTGCCAAGAAACCACGACTCCCTTTCTTGATAAAGTTAAGTCTCTGTGCCTCATACTTTAGTTTCTCTTTCAAAGGCTTGTTGATTAACTTATTAACGTTCTCAATCTCTATTGCTCTCTCTTCGCAGAACATAACGATTGCTTCAATATAATTCAATTCACCAACCTTTACTATGTTCTCTATTTCTAAAGAAAATTTAGCTGCCGTCATAAAGTTCTCCTCAAGGACATCATTTACTTTTTTACCAGTCGCCATGAACACTCCTATAGTAATCAATATACTCTTTTAGTTTATGTACGTACTTGATTTTGTCACGTATAACAAAGATCTGAGGAGTACCAGTCTCCACAGCAATTATTGTTACTAGCTTCTTGACCTTTTGACCAGTAAGTTCTTGAAACATTATAGCATACGCTGTCTCTTGTGAAAAGTAGTCTTGAACCCACTCTTCACGTTTAGTCTTACTTGAGGTTTTAAAATCTATGATAGCAAGCTCGTCCTCATATTCAGCAATGCAGTCCACTCGACCTGCCAACTTCAATGTATGAGAATATAAGGGTGCTTCAAGTGCGTGTATATTATTTATTTTATCAATATATGGCTTGATTTGGTGGAACATCCCCATGGATAGTGGGTCATCCCTATATTTGCTCAGACTCTTATTAAGTAAGTATTCTTCTGCTAGTTTATGTGTCTTGTTACCACGTGTGGTGGCTCTTTTAGAAACTCTATTCGCTTCTTCCTCTCCTACCCTCCGTCGCCATTCCATGATCGACTTCTTTTTCATTTCACCTATTACAGTAGTAACGGAAGGGTACCACACGTCGTCACCGACATCGTATCTCCTTCCGTTAACCGTTGTACTAGCTTTTATTTCGGTAAAAGTATGTTCGTTAAGATGTTTGAATTCCAAGATTATGCTTTGATATAAGGTAAGATTTCACAAGCCCAGATCGAATGATATCTTCGATACCGAACTCTATAGAGGCAAATTCACTCATGCTAGCAATAATCTTCATAAAGTCTAGAACACCATTCTTCTCATTCTGCTTTACTAAGTCAGTCTGAGCAGCGTCTCCAGCAAATATGATTTTAGTGTTAACACCTAGTCTTGTTATTATACTATCTAACTCGTGAAAATTCAAGTTCTGGCATTCATCCACCAATACAATAGCATTGTCTAGTGTGGTACCACGTATAAATGAGGTACTCCAGAATGAGATAGTTCCCTGTGCTTTGAGGTTGCCATACAGCATGTCAAATGAAGCATCATCTGGCATCTCAAACATATACCTTACCATATTCTGATAGGGTATCTGATATAGCTCAGATTTGTCTTCATGATCTCCAGGTAAGAAGCCTATTTCTCTAGTAGGAACAAGGGATCTAACAATGTATAACTTCTCATAGGGTGATTTCTCGTCAAGAATCTCTTGAAGTGCGAGATATATCCCTATAAAAGTCTTACCAGTTCCTGCTGAACCATACAAATAGAGGTTTTTTGATTTCGCATAGGCATCAAATACCAACTTCTGAGATGGTGTCAGAGGTTTTACTGGTACTAGATGTTGGGTTCCTATGGGTTTTCGTTTCATTTGTCTCCTGGTCAAGCCGACCATTGTTGGTTGCTTCTTTACTTTGGTAACTGACATAGGCTAAGGTGCCTCGAATCGTGCGTAAGGGTGATGTTTTTTGACATTACGAAGTCGATCTTTAAAACCATCAGGAAGTTTATCCTGAAAATCTCCTACACCAGATACAGCATCAGCGCATCCAGCTTGCCAATCTTTATCCCAATCAGGATTAGCATCCCTCCATTCGGTATACTCCTTCATGGTCATGATGAACTCTTTCTTTTCACCAGTTTTGTTGTTTTTTACGGCATAAGTAGGCATAACTATCTCCAATCAAGAGCTTCAGCAACGGTAGGGAACTGTTCTACAAATATACTTCGGCAAGCTTCTGCTACCTCCATATGTTCCTTTTGAGTTCCATGTGCTGACCTCAAATCTATATAGTGGACCCAAGACCGACAAGATCCTGTCATATACAACCTTGTAGGTGTAGCAAGGGGTAATACAAATCTAGCACACTCCTTAGCGATACCTTCACGTATTAATTCGTTGTAAAGGTCTAATCCCTCAGCAAAATATTTCTCTATTATATTATGTAAATCTCTTACCTGTTTCTTAGGTACATCATCGATACTATTCTGTCTATTCTTAGTATCCTGCCTTCTCAACTCTGGAAGGGGAATCTTATCAGCAATAAGATTAGTGTCAGCATATCTCTGACTAAACTCTTGGAATGTAAATGACCTATGACGTAATATCTGAGCAGCAAGACCTCTAGTTGTCTCTATCTCCAATGTCATATGTGCCTGTTCAAATACAGACCAGTGATGGTGCTTAATACAATATTTAAGTAAACCAGCAACATTCGGATTTTCCTGGTTTTTAGGGTTTGATACCCTAGCGATATACCCCATCGCCTTTTCAGCATCAGGGGTACAAGTAACAAAATTTACGTTCATTTAGGTTTTGGGTAATTACTAAATCCTTGCTCAGTGCGTCTATACCACTGATCAATCTCTGAAGATAATTTTTCAGATTTCAATTTATCTTGAAGGTATTTCAACTCTTCATCCTTATATAACCAAGGTTTATCCAAGGCTTTTCTAATCTGTGATCTTAGTTTCATTTAGACCTATTAATAAGAGTAATGAATTTGTCAGCAGCAAAAGTACCAGCAAGACATACATCTATGTCATCACCATCTTTCCAGTTCTCAGTACCATCTTTCTTGGTATGAGCAAGTGCCTCAGTGAGGTCATCAATTATCTTTTGGGTTATTTTCATGCTGAGATGCTGTATGTGTTGCTAATGCGTCAAAAATTTCATCTGCTAGATCATCCAAATCTTCTGTTTCAGAATGGAAATCAAACATATCATTTTTTCTCTTCTTTAGTTCCTCGATTTGAGTTGAGATACTTTTTTTTGTCGAAGAGTTTTGCAGTGACTTGTCCATCGGTGTAATTTATACTTTGAATACTCCCTTTACCAAGGGCATCATAATAACAATCAAAGATGTTAGTTTTATCACCAACAACTATATCGTTATGTAGAACACCATTTGCTGTATAGGTGACCACGTAAGAATTACGAGGTAGTTTCTTGTTCTGAGATAATTTCAGATCGCAATTTGCCTCTAGGAGACCAATGTTGTAATGCTCTTCCTTTTTAGGAATATCGTCATTACTTTCCCAAACGGTCATCCTCTGTTACCCCATTCAATAGCAGGAAACGCATCCTGTACAACCTGTTTGGTGATTCTATACTTAGATTGAAGATCCTTACGAGTACACAGAACGAATAATTCTGCTTCCTCCTCTTGGAGACCCTCTAATAACTGTATAAAGAGTTGTTCACGCTTCATGCCATTTATACTACTATCCCCACCCTTAAAGAAGCGATAAAAGTTTCTATATTCATGGTCTAAGCGAGAATGCTCAGTTCCTGCTGGTGCCTCATTCTTCTTATATGGAATTTCTCCATCAGTAGGAAGTAAGAACTCAAGTGATTCATCAAAATTGATGATCAAACAAGCTCTTAATCCAGCATTATTATACTGCTTTAACAGTTTTATCTTTTCTGCCTTAGTCTTAGCAGAGGACACTTGCTGAAATATTTCAGACAGCAAAGCATCATTTGGTAATTTTTTAGCCATATTTTAGGTTACCCTCAAATCAGTATACTACTAATCGTCGTCCTCGTCAAGTAGGTCTTCAGGATCCATGAACTTGACTGCTAACAGTTCCTCATTCACGTATGCCCCATTACCATCCAAAAACTCTGGATGAAGATTATTAAGTTGACGCTTATAGGTATGGATGTCTACCGCACCACGGTAAGTCCAACCAATCACTCCACCAATTAACAAAAAAAGTATGCTTACAGACGCAGCAAAGAAAATAATTAGATTCGTTTCCATCAGTGTGCTCCACGAGTAATGTCTAGTTTAAATCTAAGACGAACTCTCCAGAAAAATATCGGGACAGTAACATCTAAGTCAATTTGTGACTTGGGTTCTTCCCTCCGTTTTCTTGGGAGCATAAGCTCTATGCCTTTATTTATTGACTGCTTTTTTACGCCTTCCTGGTCTGTGGTCGTATTTGTATCTTTCGGCATCATCAATAAGTCCTGTCAAATATTTTGAAATTTTTCTCGCATCTGGTTTGCTTAAAAAGCAATATCCCTCTTTGATCTGTCTGTGCTCAGTATCATTACCACCCTTGACAAACTCATTAAGGTCATCAATGGTCTTAGAGATATTATCACAAGTAGAACTCTCAAGGAACTCTATAGCATCTTTACGTTTAGCCTTATTATGCTGTAGATAATCGTATATTTTGAAGAGAAATTTCTTTTCAGCAATGGCGACATCCAAAGCACGTTCAGCCAAGGAATATAGATCTTCCATTTTATACAAAGTTGTGTTCACGAAGGTATTTAACTGTATCTGTACATCCACCCAACTTTTTTCCGTTCACAACGACCTGAGGAAAGGTTGCTCTGTCCCCAAACTCTTCATAAAAGGAGTGTCGGTTAAAATGCTTGTCCAGATCATACACTACAAAGTTCAAGTTGGCAAGCTCTAGTACTTGCTTGACTCTATCACAAAAAGGACATCCGTCCTTGGAGTATACGGCAAAATTCATTGGAAATTCGGTGTTTCGTAGTTAAACCAACCCGTTGCTATGTATTTGGCATGGGTTTCTGAAATTTGACCTTTGTGAACATGTGTGAATCCAGCAGGCCATAATGACAACCTACCACACTTTGCTTCCATTGTAAAATCTTGCTCCATGAACATTGTCCCGCCTCCAGGACAATCATTCAAATTGACCATCCATGCCAAGACCCTTGTAGTCTGAAGATTTGGATAATTTACAAAATTCGTTGTTTCATGGTGCCAAAGTTTAAATCCACCACCAGGGTCATATCTCTGTATATTAAATGAGTCATGTAGGGTAAAACGGTCTGTATGCTTCATACATTCGTGTTCTGACTCATAACGCTTATATGCTTGTTCTAACGCCCCATAGAGGATCCTATGGGTCAATAGTGATTCTGTGAATCTCGTATATACGTCCGTAGAATCCTTTAAATTAGGATCTACGAATCCATACCCTAATTGACCCTTTTCCTTATTTGGGTGTCTTTCATAATATTGAGTAATGACATTACACTCATCAGATGAGAGTATATCATCATATATCGCTATAAATTTCATTAATCATCATATATTAAACATTCAGGTTCGTCTGGATGCTGGTCACAGAATAATTCTATTGCGTTTGGATCGTGATGGTCTCCTGCCGTTATTTCCTCTTGATGATGCTCTACATACTCTTCAAGGTCATGTAATTCCTCCTTGTAGTGTCTGCGAGCAGCAGGATTGGTCTGTGGATCGGCAAGGATCTCCTTGTCGTGTTCAATGTGGTCTTCTATGCTCTTCATAAGAATAAAGTGATCGACGAATTATTTAGAAAACCTTTTTGACGAAAAATACCCGAAGTTTTTTTTCCCGAATATTTGAAACCAAAAAGTCGTTTTCACTCACATATACTAGCATAAAAAAAGACCCCTGTGAAGGGGTCTTGATCCATCTCGAACTC